TGAGGTTAACATTATATTATTATCATGAATTATTAGAAAACCCTATCAATGAAGAAGCCATAGGTTTAATACCATATTATTATGAAAAAGCAAAACAAGAATATATAATTAATATGGACATACATAATCATAATTCATCTATCAAAATTAAAACAAATATAAATCGAATTAAAGTAAAACCAACAAAAAATATAATAAAATATAATAAAAAAATTGACTTGAATAGTTTAGGAGTTGATGAATCATGAATAATAAAAAATTAATAAAACTATACTATGATTCAAGAACTGGTTTCCAAGTAATTGGTTGTTTATTAAAGAAACCAATTTTATTAAGGGATAAAAAATATGATTTATCACCAGATGATTTTTATAATAATTTCCATCAGTATGTATTCTCAGCTATAAATAATCTATATGAAAATGGAGTAGAGGAGATTAATTTTGTAGAAATTGAGGCTTATTTACATCAATCCTCACCAAAAGGATATAAAATCGTTTTTGAAGATAATGAAGGTATGGAATGGTTAACTAATTGTGAAGAAAATTCAGCATTGAGTAATTTTGAATATAATTATAATAGATTAAAGAAATTCTCAATTCTTAGAGATGCACTAACAGAAGGAGAAGATGTAAGTGATATATTAGATTTAGAAGAAATAGATAATAAACAAATTGAAATACAAAGCAAAGCTTTTGATAGCTTAACTATAAAAGAATTAATTCAACATTTCGATAAACGTATTTTAAAATTAAAAACCAAATATAATAATAATAAAAGTGAGGATTATTTAAAGGCAGGGGACTGTAGTGAAGAAATACTTGAGAGAATTAAGAAAGGTGAAACTTATGGATTATTAAGTTTTAGTGGCTTTAAAAATAGGATAACATATGGGAACAGAAGAAAAAAATTTCACTTATGTTCAGGAGGTAGTGGTGTAGGAAAAAGTAGAACTGCTTTATGTGAAATAGCTTGTTGTGTTGCTACAGAATTATGGGATTTTAATAAAAAACAATTCGTTAAAAATCCAAATAATCCAGACGGAGATTTATCAGCGATATACATAGGAACTGAAATGGATTTAAAAATGGAAGTTAGTATAATATTATGGGGAATTATAAGTGGTATAGAAACATCTAAAATAATTGAAAAAGAATTAGATGAAGAGGAGTGGAAAAGACTATATTATGCTATAGATGTATTAAAAAGAAGTAAGATACATTTGTATAATGAACCAAATTACGATATAGCATACATTGATAATTTAATAACCTCACATACCTTAAAAGGAGAAGACGTATATGCTATAGGAATAGATTATATATTATTAACAGGGAATTTAGTATTAGAAGCAAGAGAATATTCTAAAGGAATGTATACTAGAGAAGACCAGCTATTCTTATATGTTAGCAAAATGTTTAAAGAGGAAATATCTAATAAACATAATGTATTTGTAAGCTCATCGACACAACTAAATAGGAATAAATCTTTACCAGATTCAGAAAGAGATGAGTCTATGATACGTGGTTCTTTTTCATTATGCGATAAAATTGACATAGGAAGCATAATTTTAGAACCAACTAAAAAAGAATTAGAAAAAGTTGAAGATATAATAAAGCAAACTCAAAAATGGAATCTTAAAAGACCAAATCAAGTTGAGCATATTTTTAAAAATCGTGGTGGTAAATGGAAAAAAATTAGAATATTTAGGTATGTTAATCTAGGAAATATGGACTCAACCGATTTATTTGTAACTGATTGGGATTTTAAACTAATTGAAGATATTGAACAGATTTTACCAATTATTGCTTATGAAGAAAAACACATAAAATCATTTGAAGATTAGAGGTGACTTTTTATGGTCACAACAGACGTAATTCTTGAAAAGTTAACAAGCGAACATATTATTCAGATATTAAATGAGTTCAACATTGAATATAAAGATGAAAACAATCCCCAAAGCATTAAATGTAAAACAATTTGTCATTGTGGCAATAGTTATAAATTGTATTATTTAAAAAAAGAAAAATATTTTTATTGTTTTACAGAGTGTGGTAATTTAAGTGTTTTTGATTTGCTTATGAATATTAATAATTGGACTTTTTCCCAGTCAGTAAACTATGTTGCTAAAGTAATTGGTTTAACAATTAATTATGAGAAGCCTAAAACTTTTGGACAAAAAAAGAAAATGATAAATGATTGGGATTTTATTAATAAATATAAAAAAATAAAAAACGTAACCAAGACTAATCCTACCCTTCCCAAATATAATAAAGATATTCTAAAAGTTTTTGATAAAATTTATCCATCTTCTTGGGAAAATGAACATATATTAAAAGAAGCTATGAAAAAATTCAACATATGTTTTCATACTTCTGAATTTTCAGCAATTATACCACACTACGGGATTAATGGTGATTTAATTGGGATAAGATCAAGACATTTTTTACAACATCATATAGATAACAATCAAAAATATATGCCCACTAGATTAGAAAACGAAATGTATGCACATCCATTACAATTTAATTTATATGGAATTTATCAAAATAAGGATACCATTAGAAAAAAGAAAAAAGTTTTATTAGTTGAATCTGAAAAAAGTGTGATGCAATGTGAAAGTTATTATCCTAATGAAAATTTTTGTCTGGCAGTATGTGGCTCTAATTTAAGTAATTTTCAAAGAGATATGTTAGTTTATGATTTAAAAGTAAATGAAGTTATTATAGGGCTGGACAAACAATATAAAGATATAGATAGTGATGAACATGATAAATATATTAAAAAAGTTTGTAAAATAGCTGATAAATTAGTGAATTATGTGAATGTTTATATTGTCTATTGTACTGATAATAGATTGGATTATAAAGATGCTCCTACCGACAAAGGTAAGGATACATTAGAAAATTTAATGAAAGAAAAAATAAGATACTATAAAGAAGATCAAGAATAGGAGTGATTGAGTGAAATGGAAAGTAATAAATAATAATAAATATGAAGAAGTGAGGAATAATTTATTACAAATACTTTTAAAAAATAGAGGGGTTACAGACATACAAGCTCTTTTAAATGTTAATAAAAATAACACTCATCATTGGAGCAAAATGAATAATATGAAAAAAGGTATAGATTGTTTTTTAACACATGCAAATAAAAAAAATCATATCCATATTATACAAGATAGTGATGCTGATGGAATGACAAGTGCTACTTATCTTTATAATTACATATACAATAATTTTAAAATTAAATGTACATATCACGTTCATAAAGGAAAACAACATGGAATTATTTTAAAAGAATTTAAAGAGTTAGAGTATTTAGATGACATAGATTTGATTATATCCCCTGATGGAGGAAGTTTTGATTATGAAGAACAAAAAAAGCTAATTGACATGGGTAAAGATATCATAGTTTTAGACCATCATTTATTAGAAGAAAATACAGAGTTCAAAGAAAATAATAGTATAGTTATCAATCCACAATTAGATAATTATCCTAATAAAACTCTTTCAGGAGTAGGGGTTGTACATAAATTTTGTGAAGCTCTTGATGAGTTATGTAAGTTCAATGACTCTCAAAACTATCTAGATTTAGTAGCTTTGGGTATGGTAGCAGATAATATGGATTTAAGAGATTTGGAGACTAGATATTATGTATTGGAAGGCATAAAACAAATGAGACAAGATAAAGAAAGAAGATATAACAATTTAAAAATTACAGGGAATTCTTTCATACAAGAGATAATTAAAAGTAAAGAAGATAAAAAATTAAAACATATTAATATAGATTCTATAGGATGGGAAATAGCACCTTTACTAAATGGTATGGCACGTTTTGGAAAACAAGAAGAAAAAATTGATACATTTAGAGCTTTAATAGAAGAAGAAGAGAATAGATGGTATCAGCCTAGAAGAAAGAAAAAAACTGACCCTAAACCCGATAAAGTTTTAAAAACATTACAGGAAGAAATGGTTAGAATTTGTACTAATGCAAAAAGTAGACAAGATAGAGCAAAAGCCAAAGGAATTGAGAAACTTGAAAGTAAAATAAGTGAAAAACAATTAGATAAAAATAAAATTTTAATAGTAGATGGTACAGATGAGCTAGAAAACTCAACATTAACAGGATTGGTAGCTAATGGTCTAGCAGATAAATATAAAAAGCCTTGTGTTTTACTTAGAAAAAAAAGTGATGGTGTCTATGGTGGTTCAATGAGGGATTATGATATGAGTCCTATAGAAAATTTTAATAAGTTTTTAGTAGATACTAATAAATTTGAATGGGTAAAAGGACATGACGGGGCAGCAGGTTTTTCTATAAAAAAAGAAAATTTATTTGAAATTAATAATACTATAGAAGAAATGTTAAAGAATACAGTTATGGAAGATACACATTTGGTTGACTATGAGATACCTGTAGGAAGATTAAATAAAGAACAAATTATGGAGATTGGAAGTTATCAAGATATATGGGGAAATACATTGAAAAAACCTAAGTTCGCTATAACTGATATTAATATGGAAACTAAAAATATTGAGTTATTAGGAGAGCGAAAAAATGTATTAAGATTTAAAAAATATGACATTACTTTCATCAAATTTTTTGCTAATGAAGAAATGTTAAATAAAATGAAGATGAAAAATAAAAAAGGCTTTGGTAAAGCACCTAAGACAGTTAAGCTGGATGTTGTTTGTTATGCTAGTACAAATGAATATAATGATGTGAAATATCCTCAATTAGAAATTTTAGACTTTTATGTTAGAAAAGTAGATGAGGTGATTTTCTAATATTATTGAAAGAGAAAATAAAGGAATGTAAGAAGGTGAAAACAATTGAATACAGATCTTATAAAAAAGATAGAAGAAGAACTTAAGCATATGAAATATATAGATATTCATAATCATACTCATAGGTCTAATTTGCGTTTATTAGACTGCATAATAAAAGAAAAAGACTTAGTTGATTATGCTATTGAATTAGGTCATATTGGAGTTTGTATAACTGACCATGAATGTGTTTCAGGACATATTGAGATTCTACAGTATGTATTAAGTTTGAGAAGAGATAAAGAAACAGTTGAGAAAATGAGAAAAGAAGGAGTACAAGAAAAAGAATTAATTAAAAAATTTAAAAATCTAGAACTATTAGATAAAATGCGAAATAATTTTAAATTAGGATTAGGAAATGAAATATATTTAGTAGATAATTTGGAAGATGTAAGAGATAACTATGTTAGTCGTGAAACTAAATTCTATCATTTTGTCTTAGTTGCTAAAGACGAAATAGGACATAAACAATTAAGAGAGCTATCATCTCAAGCATGGAAAAATTCTTTCTATACTAGTCAAATGGAAAGAGTACCTACAATAAAAAAAGATATGGAAAAAATAATAAGTAATAATAAAGGACATTTAATTGGAAGCACTGCTTGTTTAGGTGGGGAATTAGCAAACCTTATATTAAAATTATATGAGGCTCAATTGGAAAACAATGAACCTTTAATAAATAGTATTAAATTAAAAATACATAAGTTTATTAGTTGGTGTATAGAAATATTTACAAAAGAAAATTTCTATATAGAAATTCAGCCTTCTGAAATGCAAGAACAAATTATATTTAATAAAATGGCTATTCATATAGCTAAAGCATATGGATTAAAATACATAATCACTACAGATACTCATTACTTGAAGAAAGAACATAGACAAGTTCATGCAGCTTATTTAAATAGTAAGGAAGGAGACAGAGAAGTAGATGATTTTTATTCATCTACTTATATGATGTCTACTAATGAACTTTATGATTATTTAAAAGATTATTTAACTTTAGAAGAAATAAAAAACTCAATAGAAAATACTCAAGATATATATAACAAATTAGAAACATATGACCTACAACATGGCGTTATAGTTCCAGAGATAGAGCCTCCTAAGTTTAGGTTGAGTCACTTATTTAAGCATTACTATGATAAGTATGAATATATTCAAAAGTATGCTTATAGTCCTTATATTCAAGATTTATATTTTTTATATTTAATTGAGCAAGGATTTGAAGAAAAAAAACAAGAATTAAATGATGAAAATCTAGATCGAATTAATATTGAGTTAAAAGAACTATGGTTAATATCTGAAAACATAAAAATGAGATTATCAGCTTATTATGTACTAACAAGAAAGATTGTAGATATAATGTGGGATGATAATATGGGTAACAGTCTTGTTGGAGTAGCAAGAGGAAGCGTAACAGGATTTTATACTGCTTATCTTATTAGTATAACTCAACTAAACCCTATAAAATGGAATTTACCACATTGGCGTCATGTAACAGCAACTAGACCTTTGATATAGAGGGTCACATAATAGTAATATTATGTTAAAACTTCGTGAACTGTGGCAACAGGTGTGCTTAATACGGTTAGGAGCTATAGGAAATGATAGTTAGATTAAGTGCTAACAGGAGAAACCTAAGTCAGAAATGATATGGCAATCCTGTGCTTAAAATTTTGTTTATTACACTTACCTATTAAATATATACGATACAAAATGATTTTTCAAACAAAAGGAGGTGAAAACAATGATAGGATATATTTACATAACAACCAACTTAGTAAACAATAAAAAATATATTGGGTTAAAAACTTCTAATGTATTTAAAAGTAATTATTTAGGCTCAGGGAAAATAATAAAACATGCAATAAAAAAATACAAAAAAGAAAATTTTAAAGTTGAGTTATTGGAGAAATGTAATTCAATAGAGGAACTTAAAGAATGTGAAAGAAAATGGATAAGATATTATAATGCACAACAAAGCAAAAATTTTTATAATATTGCAGAAGGAGGACAATGGGGAAATGTTATTGATGGTATGAATAGCGAAGAAAAACGTGCTTATCGTGAAAAGTTATCCATGTCAATAAAAAAATCTTATGAACTTAATCCTTCTTTGAGAGAAAATAAATCAAAGCTATTTTTAAAAATACGAAAAGGAACAAAATTGTCAGAAGAAACAAAGATGAAAATAGGGATAGCCTCAAAAAAAGCTTGGAGTAAAAATAAAGAAAAATTTTTACAAGGTGTCAAAAAAGGAGTAGAAAGAAAAAAACAAAATGGGACATATGAAAGCATGTGGAAAATTCATAAACACCCATGGGTTGGTCGGAATCATTCTGAAGAAACTAAAAAAGCAATAAGTAAAAATACAGACAATCAAGGAATTAAAAACCCTAATCATAAAGAAGGTAAGATTCTATTAAATGGCGATATTATATTTAATTTTAATTTAACTCAACAAGCACATCAGTTTTTATTAGAAAAAGGTTTCTCAAGAAGATTAAGATATAAAATGATAAAAGGTGAAATAATACAAGGGTATCAAATAGTAAGGATATAGTAATATAAACAAATTTTAAGTCAAACGACTATCGAAAGCACATCATAATACATTTGATGGAAGTGAGTAGAGTAGGAAAGGTTTAATTCAGCCTCCTTTCCGAAGTGCGAAGCCCCATTGTAAATAATGGGTGAAGATATAGTCTATTCCCACTATTAAATTAGTGTTAAAGTACATGGAAACATGGGGTATAAAAGGAATTACCTGATGTGGATTTAGATTCAGAAGCCCTAAAAAGACAAGGCATCTTTGATTCTTTAAAACAATTTTTTGGATTTGATAATGTCTTAAATATATGTACTTTTAAAACAGAAGGTTCAAAAAGTACCGTATTAACTTCATGTAGAGGATTAGACATAGATAATGATATTGCACAATTTATAGCAGATTTAATACCATTTGAACGTGGTTCTAATTGGAGTTTAGAAGATTGTTTTTATGGAAATGAAGAAAAGGAACGTAAACCGTTAACTGAATTTATCAATGAAGTAACCAAATATCCTAATTTAAAAGAAACAATGATGGCTATTTCTAATTTAATATCAGGTAGATCAATACATGCAAGTGGAGTTTATGTATTTAAAAATGGATATGTAAATCAAAATAGTTTAATGAAAGCACCTAATGGACAATATACAACAGCTTGGAATATGACGGACAGTGATTATTGTGGGGGACTAAAGGTAGATTGCTTAACTATAGAAGCACTGGATAAAATTAGAACAGAATTAGACCTACTGATAGAATATAAAAAAATAAAATGGCAGGGTAATTTGAAAAATACATATAATACATATATACATCCTGATGTTTTAGATTATAAAACAAAAGAAATGTGGGAAATGATAGGTGATAATAAAATTGAAGACTTATTTCAATTTAATACAAAGGTTGGCTTAGAAGCAAGTAGAAAAATTAAACCTTACGATTTACCTACTATGGCAATAGGCAATTCTGTCATGAGATTAATGGGAGACGGGGAAACCAATCCAATTGATACATTTGTAGAATATAAGAATAATATAAAATTATGGTATAAAGAGTTAAAAGAATGGAAATTGGATGAAGAAGAAATAAAAACTTTAGAAAAATATTTATTACATACATATGGAGTTGCCACAACGCAAGAAGATGTAATGGAATTAGTAATGGAAGAAAAAATTTGTGATTTTTCTTTAAAAGAAGCTAATAAATTACGAAAAGCAATAGCAAAAAAGAAACCTAAACTTATAGAAGAATGTAAACAACTATTTTACAATAAAGGTTTAGAAAACAAAACTAGACTTGAACTTCTAGATTATGTTTGGAAAGTACAAATAAAAAGACAGCTAGGGTATTCCTTTTCTCGTAATCATACTACACCATATAGTGTAATAGGTTTACAAGAAATGAATCTAGCATATCACTATAACATGTTATTTTGGAACTGTTCAGTTTTAACAATTAATGCAGGAGCAGGAGAAAATGAACTAGATATTAATGAAAATAAGAAAAAAACAAAAGTTACTAATTATGGGAAGATTGCAACAGCTATAGGACAAATGCAAAACAGAGGGGTAAAAGTAGCTTCACCACATATAAATAAAGCTAAGTTTGGTTTTACTCCTGATGAAAAAGCAAATGAAATAATATTTGGATTAAAAGGCATAAGTGGTGTAGGTGATGATGCTGCTTATGAAATAATTAATCATAGACCATATAATTCTTTGATAGATTTTCATGAGAAATTAGTTAAAACAAAAAAAGAAGTAATATTATCTACTGGTAAAAAACAAAATAAATCCTTAGTGCCTTTTGGAACAACAGTGTCATTAATTAAGGCTGGAGCTTTTGATTCTGTAGAAAAGGAAAAGATTCGTGAACAAATTATGAAAGATTATTTAAGATTAAACTTCCCTGATAAAAAAACTTTAGATATGAGAGCTACTGAGAGTGTAGTTAATTTGGGGATAGTTCCACAACAATATAAATTAGCGATAAGAGTAAATGGATTTAAGAATTATGTGATAACTAAAAATAATTTTATTAAACAAGATGAAGAGAAAAAAAGTAAACAATGGTATGTATTAAAAGGACATAATGAAATTACAACTCAAAAGACTATTAATTTTTTTGAAACATATTTTATAGATGATATGAAAGAAAATGAAGATTATTACTATAATGAACAAGGAAATATAATTTTTTCATGTAAATTAAAATCAACTGGTTTTGAAAAAGTTTTTGATAAATTAACAAAAGATTTTAAACAATGGTTAAAATCCTCGGATTGTTTAGATAGATATAATAATTTTGTATTTAAAGAAAAATGGAATAAATATGCTAATGGAAATATATCTAAATGGGAAATGGATAGTTTATCATTTTATTACCATAAACATGAGTTAGCTAATGTAAATAAAGAAAAATATTTTATAAAAAACTTCAGTGAACTACCAGAAGAACCTATAATTGAATCATATGGGAAATATAAAGATAGAGAATATCCAATTTTTAAACTTTATAGAATTGCTGGTACAGTGCTAGATAAAGATAAAAATAAACATATGGTAACTTTGTTAACTATTAATGGTGAAGTAGTCACTTTAAAATTTTATAGTGGTCAATTTAGTTTTTATGATAAAACAATTTCAGAACAAAATGATAATGGTGATAAGACTGTTATCGAGGAGAGTTGGTTTAAAAGAGGACAATTAATTATTGTAAGTGGTTATCGTAGAAATGATATATTTAAACCTAAAAAATATAAAGATAGTGCTTTTCAACATACTGTATATAAAATTACTGAGGTTGGAGAAAATGGAGAATTATCTTTTCAAACGGAACGATATAGAGGGGAGTAAAATTAATGAGTGAGAATATAGAGACAGGAGAAATTGTATCTTGTGAAGTAAAGATTAAAACAAAACTATATCCTAAAACAGAAACACATAAATCAGATGATTGGTGCATATTAACAGGAAAAGTCGTTCAAGTTTTAAAAGGCGAACCCAAAGTACATGAAGTATTTGACACTATAACTATAGTGGGTAATTTACCTAAATATAACTATACAGATACATATAAATTAGTAGGAAAAGAAACTTATAATGAGCAATACAAATCATATCAATATGAAAAAATGTATTTTGGTAAGCCTATGGATTTAAATAATAAAAAAGAGCAGAAAATTTTTCTTTCGCATATATTAACTGAAAAACAATTTAATAATTTTTATAATACATATGAGAATCCATTTGATGTCATTCGCACAGAAGAGTTAGAGAAAATAACAAAAGTAAAAGGGATAGGAGCAAAGACAGCAATTAAAATTATAGAAGACTATAAGAATACAATTGATTATAGTGCTATATATGTAGAATTAGATGAATATGGATTAACGCAAAAAATGGTTGAAAAGTTGATTGAGCAATATGGTAGTCCTAATATAGTTATTGATAAGATAAAAGAAAATCCTTATATTCTAATTACGGAAGTAAATGGTATAGGCTGGTCAAAAGCTGATGATATGGCATTAAAAGCTGGTATGCCTATTGATTCTGAATTTAGAGTACAAGCTTTTATTCAACATATATTAGAAGAAGAAGCTCAAAAAGGGAATTCATATGTTAGTCCAATATATTTAATGGAACTAATGTACACTGAGTTAGGTGAGATAGATAATGAAACATTAAGTAGGATAATACAAGATATGTATAAGAAAAAGATATTATGGCATAACTGTGACAAAGAAAGTAACAAAACAACAAAAGTTGGATTAATGAAATATTATAATTTAGAAAAGAATATTTGCAACGAATTAAAACGAATAAATAATGGAATCAATATTTTTCAATTTAATAATTGGAAAACAATAATAAAAGAGACTGAGCAAAAACAAGGGTGGGAATATACAGATGAACAAAAGACAGCAATAAAGGAAGCTTTAAAGAATCAGTTTATTATGATTACAGGAGGTGGGGGAACAGGAAAAACGAGTGTAGTTAATGGTATAATTAGTGTTTTATATAATTATGGATTTGTTCAAACTGCATTATCAGGTAAAGCTGCTTCCAGAATGGCGGAGGTTACAGGAGAAGAAGGATATACAATTCACAGATTGTTAGGGTATAAAAAGCCTCATGGGTTTTTTTATAAGAAAGATAATCCAATTCCAAAAGAAATAATTATAGTTGATGAAATATCTATGTTAGGTGGAAATTTATTCTATGATTTAATTAAAGCAATAGATACAAACAGTAAATTAATTGTATTAGGAGACATACATCAATTAGAAAGTATTGGCTGTATGAACTTAGCAAAAGATATTTTAGAAAGTGAAACTTTAAAAAGTGTAGAATTAACAAAAATACATAGGCAAGCTCAAAAATCAGGAATTATTACAAGTAGTATGTCAATAAGAAATAAAATTCCTTTATATGAAAAAGGATGGATTGGACATGAAATATATGGTGAATTAAAAGATTTCGAGTTAGAAGTTTATAAAGATAAAGAGGATAGTGTTAATAAATGCTTAGAATATTTTAAAAAATGCTTACCTTTAGCTACAGACATAACAGAAATACAAGTATTAGTACCTGTAAAAGATAGAGGAGAAGCAAGTGTTTATAATTTAAACAATAAAATACAAGAAATATATAATCCATCTCATAATAATAATGAGATACAAATTTCTTTAACTAAAGATAAGAAATTTACAATTAGAGAGAATGACAAAATAATGGTTATTAAAAATAATTATAAAATTATTGACGTAACTGGTAGAAATACACCTATTTTTAATGGTCAACAAGGAATAGTAAAATCTATAGATTTAGACAATGAAATTATATATGTTGATATGCCGTATGTTAGTAATGAATTAGTAATAATACCAAAAAAATATTGGGGTAGCTTAATTTTAGGTTATGCTATGACAGTAGCAAAATCTCAAGGAAGTCAATACGAATACGTTATAGGTTGTATAGATTACTCTACTCCGCCTATGATGTTAGTAAAAGAATTAGTGTACACTTTAATAACTAGAGCTTCTAAATATGGTGTATTATTAGGAGAAACAAATGCATTATATAAGGCTATGATTACAAGCTTTGTATCTAAAAAGCAAACATTTTTAAAATATATGCTTGATAATGAAATAATTTGATAAAAAGCTAATAATCATTTGACAAATATAAAATAATTTGGTAAAATTAAATTGTAGGTTAAGGGAAATATAAAACTTTTAATCTAAGAAAGGAGTAATTATGTTAGATGAAAGATTAATTACAAAGGAAGATGGAGAATTGTCAAGCGAAGATGTATATGATATCGGTATTATATTTAATAGTGTTGATGAATGTATTAAAACTTTAAGTTCAAAATTGAATAAGAAATATGAGGAAATATTAAATGATTTTAATGAAGAGAAATCATATCATTGTGGCTTAGATAGTTATTATGTAGTATATGATAAATATGTTGTATTTTCAACAGGTAGAGTTGCTGAAGTTGAGTTCTATTAAAATAAGAATTTTATAGCGAAATTTGAATTAAAATGATTTAATAAAAAAGGAGTGGTGTCATGCAAGATAAATGTGAAATATGTAAGAGAAAACAAGAAGATTTAAACCCCATTACATTAGATGGCACAAGTGATTTTTATAACTTAGAAGTTTGTGATATCTGCTACTCTAAATATGGTGAGGATTATTTTTCACCCGAAGATATAGATAGTTTAATAAAGCAATTATAATAAAGGAGCTGATAAGCATGTCTAGTATGTATTACATAGGCACATTTAAAGACAATATTATTAATAAACCAATTAAGATTACAGGTATTACTCAAAATTGTATTGAGGATATTTTAGAATATTGTGATATAAATGTTTATGAAGATTTCAATTATTTTAATAGCGATAGAAATTTATTATTTTATAAAATAACTAAAGTAAATAGAGATATAATACCTAATCCATTCATTAATGATGATTTTTATAAGGATGAGATTGGATACAATGAATTCCCAGTTGTTTGTAATGAAAAAATCTTAGGAAGTGGCAATTCATATCACATGAATAAAGCTGATATAACTTTGCCAAATTATAAAAACTTTAGAAAAACTGTATTAACTATGGAATTAGTAGATGATATTTTAAAAGATTATAGTGGATGGATAAATAATAGAGAGGAACATTTTTTTAATGAGATTAATAAAATTTATAAAACTATAACAATCTGGATTGAAAATAATGAATTGATTTATTGGTGGAAATATATTTAAAAAGTAAATAAAATTCGAGATTTACAACAATTTAAAACAATTTAAAAGATAAATGGAGGTATGGTTATGTTTAGTAAAAATTTTAAAAAGGGAAAATATTATATAGGAGACCCTTGTTATGCTGTAAAAGAGCAAAAAGATTGGTCAAAATTATTAGATGACACAGATTATTTTGAGGCAGAAAATCAATTCTACAAAGGCTATCCTATCCTTGGAGGAGGTACTGCTTATGGAGATGGTATATATAAAGATAATGAAGGAAGAAAATATAGTGTTGACGCAGGGCTAATTGGAATAATGCCTATTGAAGCTATTGATAAGGAATGTGAAAACATAGAACGTTTAGGAAATATAATTGATTTTGATAATAATTTTATTACAGAAATTAAAGACGGAATTTTTAAATTCGGAGATATAGTTATAGATACAATTGGTGAATACGAGGAGGAGTAATAAATGAAAATACTTTTAGGATTATTATTTATATTAACATTTATAAGTTGGTTGTTTAGTGTTATTAAATGGTTTATATATTGTCGTAAAAAGAATATTAATAAGTCTCAATTTTGGTTATGTTCATTACTTATAAGTTGTTTTATACTTAATATTTTAAATTTAGGAATTCAATGTATAAAATAATTAAAAAAAGGAGAGAAATGAGATATGGGAAGAAAGGGAAATATAGGATGGGGCATTTCAAATTACTTTAAATTACCTAATAGGAAAAGAAAACTACTAACTAAAGAGTTTTTACAAACTTTCAAAGAAGAAATAATTAAAAGAGATATCGAACGTAATAAAAAACATAATAGACCTCAAATTGATTATGAAAAAGAAACTTATAATAGTTTTTATAGTCAAATAGAAGGAACTTATTTGTTTTATGAATCTTTGGAAAGTGCTTGTAAAAAACATAATTTAGTTAAAGCAATTTATACATATGCTACAAAAATGCCTTGGTATGATAGTGATTGTTTTGATGATGATTTAGTTTTAGAGATGGTCAAAAGGGGTGTAATTGAAAAAGATAAACCAGAAGATTACTTTTCAGATTATCATGAAACAGATTATATGAAAGCTAAATATAAATTGGTGCAATATAACAAAGGATACAATGTGATTAAGTATGGCAATTGGTTTGATGATGATAAAAAAGGCTTAGAAGCTATTTATAAGGATAGTGATTGGGAATTAATTTGGTTAAATTAGAACTGAATAAAAGCTAAAATATATTAAAAATAATTTAATAAAAAAGGAGAGTTTTTATGAAAGGTGCTATATTAGGAGATATCATAGGTTCAAGATTTGAATTTAGTAAACTAAGAAATAACAAGTCAGAAGATTTTAAACTATTTGATAAAAAATGTGAGTTTACAGATGACACAGTTTTAACTATAGCTACAGCAGATGCAATTTTAAATAATAAAAGTTTTGAACAAGCATATCGAGAATGGGGAAATAGGTATCCTAATTGCAGTTATGGTAACTCATTTAAAAATTGGTTAGAATCTGATAATGCTAAACCATATAATAGTTTTGGAAATGGTTCAGCTATGAGAGTTAGTCCTATAGGATGGCTATACAACGATTTAAAAACTGTAATGGATAAAGCAGAAGAATCAGCAATAGCAACACATAATCATATAGAAGGAATTAAAGGGGCTTCTGCTATAGCAGCTTGTGTTTATTTAGCAAGAATGAAAACTCCTAAAAAGGTAATTAAAGAATTTATAGAAACATTTTTCGATTATAATTTAAATAAAAGCATAAAAGATATAAGATCAAGTTATTTTTTCGATGAAACTTGTCAAGGAAGTGTACCAGAATCAATTATATGTTTTCTTGAAGGAAAATCATATGAAGATGTTGTTAGAAAAGCTGTTAGTCTAGGTGGAGATACTGATACTCAAGCCTGTATAGCAGGAGGCATAGCAGAAGCCTATTATGGAATACCCCTTGAATATATGATGCAATTAAATCCTTATTTAGATAAGTATTTACTATATATTATTGTTCAATTTGATAAAGTAATAAGACGAGGCATGGTTGAAGACTATTTCAAAAACAATTTAATAAAATGATTCTTTTATCAAAAGTTTAGGAGGTGATTAAATTTAAAATGCTATATGATTGTTTTATGCAAAATCCTTTTTTAAATGGACTTGCTACTCTATGTGGTTTAATGTGGTATTTAGTCCTCTGCAAAGATATTCAAAAAGATTGGAGTAGTCATAAGAAAAGCAAAAAATATCAAGGTATATACATAGGAGATATAATTGTAAATATCATAACTCTACCATTGGGGTTAATAAAAATTTTTGGATATATAATAATTGCAATAATAAAAGGGGTATCGGCTTTAATGGAAGTTAAGATAAAAGATTGTGAACATAAAAATAAAACCAATATAATCCTAAATAATCAAGATAACGTTAAAACAGTCCCTCCAACAAATGCTCCAGCACCTCCGCCACCACCAAAACAACATTAAAAGAAGGTGATTAAAATATCAGATATTCAAGATAAAGAGTTTCTTAAAGATATGATTAATTTAGCTTTGGAAACAAAAGATAAGGAATGGTTTAATCAATTAACTAATGAATTAAATAAGTTAGAAAAAGAAGATGATACAGAAATAGATTTATTTAATCCTAAAAGTGATTACGAAGGTTATTATAATGATTTATTTGAGTATGAACATTACATATGTCAAACCGATTGTGATTTAGTGGAAGGTCAAGCTTTAGCAATTATAGATAATAAAATTTATGGCAATATAAATAATCAAGAAACTTTCAATAAAGTAGAAGTTATTGTTCAGTTAAAAGAAAATAAAACATACAAGAATGGAGATAAAATACCTAAATTAGAATTAAAAATGTGTGATGATAATCTATTATGTACTGCCTTATGGCTTTTAGGTTATCTTGGAGGACAAGCAGATGTGGAAAATTATTGTAATATCATAAAACAAGAAAATGAATTACTAGATAAAGAAGTAGAAAGTTTAAAAGAGTATAATGATTTATTAAAATCAGAATTAGGAAGATTACAAAGTGATTACTTTGCAAACAAAGAGAAAAAGAAGTTTAAGTGGAAATTTTGGAAGAAATGATTATGAAATAATTTTAAAACAAATACATAAAACTGAAAAGGGATGGGTGAAAAATAATGAACAAAATATTTGAAACAACAGGTAAAAACGAGAAGCAATTAACATTATATATATTATGTAAATCTAAAAAAGAAGTAAACCAGATTAGTAATTTTCTTTGGGAAGATAGGAGAATAGGAGAAATAATAGAACATGACATAGAAGACAATTGCTGTTATCAAGATGATAATAATAAGTATTTTTGTAAGCCTTTTAAGGAGTTAATTAAAAGTAAAAGATTAGATTTACATAAAGATTATAAGAAACCTCAGACTATACATAGTGTTTATGCAGATTTAAAATAATTTAGAAAACAAATACATATGCTTGACTAATATAAAATAATTTGGTAATATTAAATAGAAAGGTTGAGAGAGATTGAATAAAGGAAGCATTTATTTTAATGAGTTTAAAGACATATTTCATAATCCAGAAATGTATTTAAAAGATGATGGATTAAATTTATTACATGAACTTGCAACAGATTTCTTAACTTTAATAAAAGAAAATAAAATAAAAGAATTAGAACAAAATTTAAAAGGGATAGAGTCTAATGCTGAAGATTATAATTTTAATAATGGCAGATGTCCTAAATGCAATGAGGAATTAATTGTAATAACAAAGAGAGATACTGAAAGACTTGAACACTTTGGCACAGAATGTAATCAATTAATAAGTTATAGAAAGTGTCCCAATTGTGGTTGGAGGGATGATGACTAGAAAAAAGAGAGGATGATTGTTTGAAATCAAAAAGATTATTAGCTATTATTTGTATTTTAGCTATAAGTAATATGTATTTACTACATAATAAGAATAAAAACGAACAACAAATACATACTCAACAAAAGACAATTGAGAAAGAGCAAACTAGAAATAAAACATTAACAAAAGAGATTGATAATAAGAACATAAGGATTAAAAACATAGAAAACACAAATAGCGAAAAAGATAGGAAAATAAAGAACTTAGAAAATAGTGTAAGTAATTTAAAAAATAAAAATGAACAATTAAAAAAAGCTAGATTATCGAGAGGAGGTGATTTGTCAGGCGGTAGACAAATTAAATCAATAAAAGTATATGTGACATATTATACAAATATTGACAATGATTTAGAAGGTGGGCAATTAGATAAAAAAGGCAAGAATTTAACATCACACAATATGAAAGTTTGTGCTATGCCTAAAGATATTACATATGGAAGTATTTTAAATATAGAAGGTATGGGTAATTATAAAGTAGTAGATTCAGGTGGAGCAATACAATGGCTAAATGAAGATAAAACAGAATGTAAAGTTGATGTATTTATACCAAACGTTACAGGAGAATGGTTAATTAATAATAAAGAAAATAAAATTGCTAATGCAACTTTATATATAAAATAATTTATTAAAGGAGGATTGAATTGTGTGCAATGGTAAACATACATATTTAACATGGAGAATGATTATGGAAATAACAGAAAATCCATACTTAGAATTTAAAAATCAGAGTGGATGGACGGTTAAAAATAAGAATGGCGATATAAAATTTTATGAATTTGGAGAAGAAACTAGCAATATAGAGTTAAAAACGAATGAATCATGGGAAGTAGTTGAAAAACCTGTAGATTTTAAGCTTGTATTAAATACGGATAAAAAAGTTAAAGTAAAACATTATCTAGTACTGAATGACCCATTTTTTACTAAATATCATACGTTAAAAGAAATTTTTCACAATGGTTTTAGCAGAGACTGTTCAGATGGATTTATGAGAAAGGTTATTGCGGAAGGAAAATGGTATATAGACCCCATATTATAATGAAATAATTTAATGAGGAAGTGGTTAGAATGAATCCAGTTTTCTATTTAATTGTATTTTTGATAGCAATTATTGCCTTTATATCATTAATACCTATATGCAGCAAGTTGGTAGATTTAACAAAAGCAATTTCAAATAAAATATTTAAAGATAATGAGGAGGATAAATAATAATGAATAAGAAGTTTTTATCAAGTTTAATAGCAGGAATATTAGTTGTAGGAGGAGTATTTACTATATTTAAATCAACAGAAAGAATCAAGGCAGGATATGTAGGTGTTGTTTATAGTATGAATGGGGGTGTAGAGGATAAAACATTGGGACAAGGTTGGCATTTAATATCTCCATTTAAAAAAGTTGTAGAGTATTCAGTTGCTACTGAACAAGCTTTTTTAAGTAAAGACAAAAAAGAAGGATCAGAAGATGATGATAGTTTCTTAATTCCAAGTAAAGATGGGAAAGTACTTAACATCGATCTCGAGTTCTCCTATCATTTTGATAATGAACAATTACCAAAAACATTTACAAGATTTAAAGGTCAAAAAGGGAAAGTAATCGAACAGAATTTTATAAAAGGTAAGATGAAAGCGTATGCTACAGAAGTATCTTCTAAATTTTCAGTGTTAGATATTTATGGAGAAAAAAGAAGTTATTTAAATAAAGAATTATATGAGTATTCTAAAGAAAGATTTAAAGAATATGGAATAGTTATTGATAGTGTCAATTTTACAAGAATAAATGTAGATGGACAAACTAATAAGGCTATACAAGATAGAATCAACGCACAACAACAATTAGAGCAACAAAAAATAGAATTAGAAACTGCAAAAATAAAAGCACAAAAAGATAAAGTAGATGCAGAATCTAAAGCAAAGGTAACAGAAATAGGGGCTAAAGCTGAGGCAGATGCAAATAGGCTAAAACAATCTACATTAAATAATACTATAGTAGAATATGAGAAAGTAAAGAAATGGGATGGTAAAGTACCTCAAGTACAAGGAGGAAATCCTATATTAGATATGAGAACTAATAAATAATTTAATACATAAGTTGTATATTATAGTTGATTAAAGCTATAATATACAACGGTTCAGATGGTTTAAAATATGGATTTTATTTGAAATCAATTAATAAAGAATTAATGTCCAATAAAAAAGAGGAGGATAACTAAATGAGTAAGAAATTTACAGGGTATCTACAATATTTTGAAGAAAAATTCCCTATAGGAGAAGAAACAAATAAAATAGATATTAAAGGAAACAAGCTTAACACAGGAGATATTGTAACATTTAATGTTGAAAATAATAATAGCATAATTTCTGTTGTATGTACTCCAGAAGGAGAAATAATGGGAATATGGAATTTTTCACAAGAACAATTAATTAAACAGTTCAAAGTTAAAAAGATTAAAAGCTATAAAGATTTAGAACATGGTGAAACAATTAATGATGTTGATGTTGTATTAGAAAAACAATTATCAGATTATACAAATGAAGAATTATTGAAGGAATTAGAAAATAGATTAAAATAATTTATAAAGGAGGATTTAGAATATGAGCTGTTGTGTTTATCATGAGGAAGGAAATATTAAAATTAGAAAAGAAAATATGAAATTGATAATAACTAAGTTATCAGATTTTTTTAATAATGGCGGAGAATTGAAGTGGGTCGATGGATTTGATATTAAAGATATGATATCAATAGAAGATGATGAAGATACCCCTTTAACATTAGAAGAAATATGGAATGATTTAAAATATGAATTAGAAGAAGATGACAATTATTATACAATAATAGATTTTATAGGTGAAAAACTAGGGGACGATGATGTATTATTTAAATTAATAGCTCCATATTGTGAAGATGGCTATTTGCAATTTTACACAGATAATGGAGACCATTTTAGGTTCGTTATCAAAGATGGAAAATTTGAAGAAAAAAATGCAGGTTTAAGTTGGGAATAAAATAATTTAATAATTATAAAGAGGAGTGATAAATATGTTTGCTGATGATTTATTGTACAAAATAGAAGTAGATATAACTTCTAAGGTAAAGAAAGGTTGTGACATAACTCCAGAAGAATACATAAAAGAATTTAAAATAATATTTCCACAGATAAAAGGTGATGATCTAAAAGCTTGGGAGTATCAAATAAAAGGAATATTTGAAATAGTTGATACTCATTATAAAGATATTTAAGGAGGATATTTTATGAAATTTAAAGTGGGAGATAGAGTTCGAGTTAGAACAGATTTAGAAGATGGTCATCATTATGGAGGATGGGCTTATGTATGTTCAATGGATAAGTTTAAAGGAGAGTCAGTTACAATAAAAAAATGTTGTGTCGATAGTTATAAAATTAGAGAGGGTGAAATTTCCTATAATTGGAGTGATGAGATGTTAGAGCCAATACAAGAAGATTTTACTTTTCAAGAAGTTATAGCAAGAATAGAGCCTAATGAAACCTATGAAAGTGAATGGGCTGTTACTTTTAGAAAATTTACATCTATACATATGGACGAATTTGGTTCTCTTGAATTACATTATATTGAAAATAATACAAAAAGACAATCAAATTCATTATTTAATGATACTGTATTTATAGGAGTGAATCAAAGATTTAGACTAAAAGAAACTAAAAAACCCTTTATAATATACTATATAGAGCATAAACCTAATGAAAAACAATATAAATTTAGAAGTAATGAAAGATTAGATATAAATGACTTTGTAATATGTGATACTAAATTTGGTAGGGTTTATGGGAAGGTTGTTTCATATGAAGAAATGGAATTAACAAATGCAGAAAGCGAGCAATATAAAAAATGTTGGAAAGCTTAAATATATAGTTTATAAAAGGTTGATTTTACATTAATTTAAAATAATTTAATAAACAAGATATATGAAAGAGGGAATTATATGATAAAAGTAATAGGAAAAGAAAATTGTCCAAAATGTTATATAACAAAAAAAAGATTAACAGATAATGAAATAAACTTTCAATACATAGATTTTGAAAAAGATTTAAATGAAAAGGAACAAAACGAATATATTAGCATTGCACGAAAACAAGGGCAAATGGCATTACCTTTGTTATTTAAAAACAATACGCTAGTGAAAACAGAGGACATTTTATAATGAAGGATATTTTTATAACAACACAATTTTCTATTAGTGGAGATGGATTGTATTACCCTGCAATATCAATATATTTTAGTGGTTGTGATAAAAAAATAAAATGTACAGATTGTCATAATCCTGAATTGCAAAAACAACGGGTTGGTTATGATACTAATTATATAGAAGTAATTAATGATCTAGACAATAAAATAAAAGAATGGCTTACTATATATCCTAAAATATCTATATGTTATTTAGGGGGAGAAGCCTTAGCAAAATGGAACAGAGAAGCCACCTATCAAATCTCTAAACATTTCAAAGACAAATATCAAAATAAAATATGTAATATTATATATACTTGGAGATATTTAAAGGATTTAAAAGAAATAGAAGATTATATTTCATATATAGATATTGGGGTATTAGGGGATTACCAAAAACAAAATCATATTGTTAATCAAATTCCATCATCTTCAAATCAATTTATATATGATTTTAATAAAAAAACTAAATTAAATAATATTATTAAGGAGGACTAGCCTATGAAATTAAATGTAACATTAGACAAAGATTTTGAAAAGAAGTTTGAGGAGTTAAAAGAAAAGTATGGAGAAGAAATATTAAAATTAGAAGGATTATCAGACGAACAGCTTGATACAACAGCTTTTTTTAATAAGTTTATTAGTAGTAATAATGTAGCAAATGCTTCCATTGATGATAATAGTAATGTAAATAATAAAAATATAAGTGTCATGATTAGTGAAAGTAGAAAACCTTGGAACAAATTATTTTCAAGAAATAAACTATATTTAGAAATGAAAGAGGAGTTTGGAAAAGAAACAGCAGATAAATGGTTAGAACTACAGATTAATGGTGCTTTATATGAGCATGATAGCCAAGACACAAGTTTTAAGCCATATTGCTATGCTTATTCTTTAAAACCAATAGTAGAAAGAGGTTTATATTTTGCCAAAGATATGAAAGGGAAACCAGCACAACATTTAGATACCTTTAATAGTCATGTCAAAGAATTTGTAGCATTAGCAACTAATCAACAAAGCGGAGCTGTAGGAGTACCAGATTATTTAATTTATTCCTTTTATTTTTGGAAAAAAGATAGTGAAGAGCAAAATATGAATAAGGAACAAGCTAAAAAATTCAAAGAACAACAATGGCAACAAATATTGTTTAGTTTAAATCAACCATTCTTGAAAGGGCAAGAACAGTCAGCTTATACTAATTTTTCAATTTTAGATAGAGAACATATTATGGGGTTCTTTGGAATGGAGAAATTTCCAGACAACACATTAATAATTGATTATTTAGAAGAAATTATTCAATATGAAAAGGATTTTCTTGATTATGAAAAAAGATTAAGATATGAAAAATTCTTTACATTCCCTGTTATTAGTGCAAGTTTATTATTTAGAGATGGGAAATACTTAGATGAAGATATGGCAAAGTTTGTTTGTAAGCACAATCTAACATGGCAAGATGTTAATATATATAATGCTGAAAATGTGGATGGTCTGGCTTCTTGTTGCCGTCTTGTATCTTCTACACAAGAAATGTCAAAAGGACAGCAAGAGTTAACAGGGCATTTTAATTCAATAGGAGGCTCTTCTATATCTATAGGAAGTGCGAAAGTTAATACAATTAATTTAGTGAGAATAGCCTTGGAAACCAAAGGAGATTTTGATAAATACATAGACATATTGAAGGAAAGAGTGAACATATCTCATAAACTATTAAAAATACATAGAGATATTCTAAATAAGAATATTAAACGAGGTTTGCTACCTATTTATTCAGAAGATTTAATGGACATGAACAATCAATTTAGTACAATAGGTATAAACGGTATGTTTGAAGCTATAAAATTATTAGGCGGAATTTCTAAAAACAGTACAGGATATTATTATACAGAAAAAGGTTTAGATATGGCAAAAAAGATACTGCATACAGTAGTGGAAATGAATAAGCAAACTTTAAAAAGATATGGGTTTACATCAAATGTTGAACAAATTCCTGCTGAATCTGCTAGTATAAAAATGTGTAAAAAAGATAAAATATTATTTGGCAATCAATTAGATACTTATATATATGGTAATCAATGGATACCCTTAAATGTTCAAACCGATGTATTAGAAAGAATTAAAGTTTCTTCTGAATTAGATAAGGCATGTGGTGGAGGAGTTATGTTACACGTTAACTTAGGTGAAGGCTTTAAAGATGAAGAAGAAGCATGGAGAATGATGACGTATTTGGCGAATAAAGGTGTAGTCTATTATAGTTTTATAATGAAAATAAATGTTTGTGAATTAGATCATAGTTTTTATGGAAATATATGTCCAATATGCCACAGACCAAAATCAGATTCATATATAAAAATAGTTGGATATTTAGTAAAACAAAGTTCTTACAAATCAGAGAGAGCTAAAGAAATGGATGAGAGAGTTTTTTACAGTTTATAGGCAATATAAAATAATTTAATAAATATACAATAAATACTTGACTAATATAAAATAATTTGGTAATATAATACTTGTAGGGTTTGCACAAACATTCCTTACAAGTATATTTTTTAAAAGAGAGGAAAGATGTTAAATGAGTAAAAGGATAAAAACAGTAGAAATGAATGAATTATATTTTGCAAAGACAAAGCCAAATGCTATCATACCAACTAAGAGAGATGAAGATGCTGGATATGATATATATACTTGTGAGACAGAAACTATCGTAATAGAACCTAATTCAACTAGATTAATAGATACTGGAATAGCAATAGCTTGTAATAAAGCATATTTTCCAAAATTCTTTGATAAAGGTGGAATGGGAAGTAAAGGTATAATAGTAGGAGCTGGCGTAGGAGATAGCGGATATAGAAATGGTTATTTTGTTCCTTTAATTAACACAAACAAAGATAAAACATTAGTAATAACTACTCAAACAAAAGATGAAATAGAAAAATGTAATTATCTTAATTTAGATACAAAAAAATTTGAATGCATCTCTGATGATGAATTACTAAGATCAGCAGAAAAAGATATAAAGAGTGGTCAGCTATTATTGCATTTTCAAATAACTAATTATCCATTTAATATTAATAAGTATAATAATCAAAGAGTTGTGAAAAAAGAAGATTGTATAATAAAACCTATACATAAGGCGATAACTCAATTTGTTATGATACCTGTTCCTGAATTTAAGAAAAGAGAAATAACATGGGAAGAATTAAAAAATATTAAATCAGAAAGAGGATTAGGTAAGCTAGGAAGTAGTGGTAAGTAATGGGGATGATTAAATTCATTCCTTCTTAAAAAATAATTAAAAGGGAGTGGTTTATTGTTGAAAGAAATAACTTATGAAAAATCTCATAAAAAATTTAATGGTGTATTATATAAATTATGTAGTAAGTGTAGAAAATGGTTGCCATGTACAACTGAATATTTTTATAAAACTAATTCAAAAAATCCTAAAGGAGATAAATTGTTTCCTTATTGTAAAGAATGTAGTAAAGAAAAGGCTAGGAGTTGGAGAAGAAAACCAGAAAATAGGGATAAATGGTTAGAAATTAATAAAATTAGGAATTCTAATCCAAACAAAAGACAACAAATTAGAGAGTTGATGAACAAATATAGAGAAGAAGGTAGACAGCTTGAATGGCAACAAAACAATAAAGATAAGATTAAACAATATAGTGAAGTAAGGAGCAACAAAAATCATACTATCACTTCAAAAGAGTGGAATATATGCAAAGAATATTTTAATAACTCATGTGCATATTGTGGTATGACTGAAAAAGAGCATAGAGAAATTTTTAATCAAGATTTACATAAAGAACACGTAGAGTGTGAAGGAGCTAACGATTTAAGTAATTGTGTTCCTGCCTGTAGAAGTTGTAATAGCAGTAAAAATATTTTTCAATTAACAGAGTGGTATAATAAAAATAACCCTAAGTTTAACCAAGAGAAATTAGATGTAATTAACAAATGGTTAAGTGAGGATTATAAAAAGATAATCAAATAACTATTTTATTCAAAATAATTTAATAAATCAAATCTATAGGAGGAATAGACAAACATGAATGAAATGGATAAAGAAGACTTAAAAGAATTTATAACAATAGTTAATAATGGTATACAAAGGTTAAATTTAGATAAGAGAGATGTTATTTCTATAATAAATAATCTGTACAACTATAACAATAAGGTAAAAATATTAGAACAAATAAATAGTTATGTAGAAGGAGATAAAACAAAGATTTGTGATATTTGTAATACAAAAATAACAGAAAAAGAATTTAAAAATAATGATGGATATTGCCATAAGTGTTTTGCCGAAATGCATAAAAGATAGTTCGTATTTCAAAAAATTATGACTATGAAAGGAAGTATAAAAGTGTTTTATTTAGGAGTGATTAAATTCAAAAACGGTAATGGAAGAGAAGTTTCTGCCAGTAGTAAAGAAATACTAGAAGCGAAAATAGACACGATCACGGATGATATTAGGGATAAAGTGATAAGGGTTAAGGTGTATAAGGCTGAAAATGTAACAGAGTTTACTTATGAAGAATAATACTAAATTTGAAATTATTATGTCATAAAGTGAGGAGGAATAAAATGGGCAAAAAATATTTAATTCTATGTAATAGGCATAATAGCATATTTGGTGGAGAATGGGGTCTATTTTGGGGATACAGAGAAAGTGAAGGTGGATATAATTCTGATTTGCGAACCGCACATAGATTTGACGAAAGTGAAATACATAGATTTAACGATAATAGGGATATACCAATACCTATAGATATCTTAGGCATACCAGAGGAATGCGAAGATGAAAAAACTATAAATGAAAACATTAATGTTGTGATTGAGAAGGGAACTTTAAATGATTTATTAGATTTAGATTTAAGACCATTACATCAAACAGGGCAATATTGCCCCAGTTGCGGTGAAGAACTCTAAAAAACAGAGGGTTAAAAATGAAGTATAAGGAGACAAAAACATATGGTTACTAAAGAAATGTATCTAGAAGGCATTAGATGTAAGGGAATATGTACATCTAATTGTAAAGATAAAAGTGATTGTTATCAGTATACTAAGGTCATTAAAAGTGATATAGAAATCAGAATGCATAATCATAAAGCAAATTAAAATATGAAAGGTGGAACTATTATGAATTTTATGGAGCAAATAATGTTAATGGAGAAATTAAGTCCGTCAGCAGATGAAATTATCAATGCTTACAACGAAAGGAAAGAGAGCTTTGAACCAGTAAATAATGAGATGTTTGAACAACATTCTAAAACTATTTTAGAAATAGTTAGTGGGGCAGGGATTGATGCAAAATATGAAAATGGTAAGGTGTTTATTACATTAGATTAAGTTGCAATTCAAAAAAAGGAGTGAAAATATGTTTGAAGGTAGAATTAATTTAATTAAAAGAAATAAACTTATACACTGTGGTATAAGAATGTGGAATGGTACTGAATATTTAATGACAAGTGTATGCAATCGTATGTGGAAACATGATGATGAAACTAATAAAGGAAATTCTTCAGAGGTAACGTGTAAAAGGTGTAAGAAAATATTAGATAAAGCAGATTCTAAAGGGCAAGTTAAATTGTAAAGTAATGCCCAATACAACTATAAGTTAACAGAACCTTTTATACAGTTTAAATTATTTTAATAAAACTTAAAAGAAAGGAAATAAATATGAAAAAGTTAATATGTTTATTACATCATCCTTTAAGACTTACAAAAACAACTGATTGTAATACAGAAGATTTTGAGAATGACAACAGAACAATTAGAATTTATAAATGCAAGTATTGTGGTAAAGATATATTAGTTACAACAAGATGTATAAACGGCAAGTTTTGCAAACCCTTCAATCATTCAAAAGATTTTAATTTTAATAATCAAAAATTCATTGAATTAATCAAATGGTTAGAAGGACAAAAATACGGATATTTGCTAGAAGATAAAAAAACTTGGGTCAACTATGGTGAATTGAATGATAAATTTCCATATGATGAAGATAAAAAGAAATGGGAATTAAGTAGAAATCGAATGATTGACAAAACTAT